AAGCACCGGTGCTTGGCTTGAAGCAGATGGTGAAGGACACGCCACATACGATCCTACTCATTGGATGCCTTTACCCGAACCACCAAAGGAAACTGAGTGATGGAAGTAAGCTTCAATATTTCTGGTCCTATGCGTGGTAAACAACGCCCGCGAGCAACACGTCAGGGCCGCATTTACACGCCGAAGGAAACAGTTAATGCTGAGGCTTACATCAAATATCTTGCATCTGAAGCAATGGGCACTATGGAGCCTTTTACAGGGGCTCTGAAAGCCACATTTGCAATCTATGTAGAAATTCCCAAGAGTTTTACAAAAGCCAAACGTAAGGCCGCATTAGAGGGGACTGAACACCCGACAACGAAGCCCGACCTTGACAATATCGTAAAACTTTTGGCGGATGCAATGAATGGTATTGTATACAAAGATGACAAACAGATTGTCAGCATTTGTGTATCGAAGAAATATGCAGAACACGCATCAGCTCATGTTTATGTAGGAGAAATAAATGGAAAATAATCAGTCAGAAAATACAAAACAGCCACACGTTTTTATTGCTACGCCTATGTATGGCGGTATGTGCACAGGCGTTTATACGCAGAGCATAATGCAGCTTCAAAGCGCGTTCATTAACTCTGGTATCAGCGCCTCAATTTCTTTCATGTTTAATGAAAGCTTAATTACCCGCGCCCGTAACGCTCTTACAGCTCAATTCCTAAAATCAAACGCAACACATTTGCTGTTCATTGATGCTGATATTCGCTTTCAGGCTCAAGACATCATCTGGATGCTTCAGGCCGACAAGGATGTGATTTGCGGCATTTACCCAAAGAAGGAAATCAACTGGTATACAGTTGAACGTGCCGTCAAAGACAATGTGCCTGTGGATCAACTCAAGAGCCACACAGGGGCATGGGTGGTTAATCTTGTAAACTATGCGCCTGAGATCACAGTGCCTGCCAATCAGCCTGTGGAGGTCTTTGCAGGCGGTACAGGCATGATGCTGATTAAACGTGAAGTGTTTGAAAAGCTTTCTGACAGCGTACCATCATACAAAAATGATGTTGTGGCGGTCACAGAGCTTGAAAAAGCTGGTGAGGTTATCAAAGAGTTCTTTGCGACCAGCATTGAGCCTGAAACACAGCGTCTTCTGTCAGAGGATTACCACTTCTGCCGGCTGTGGAGGCTTGCAGGGGGGCAAATATTCGCCGCCCCTTGGATGAACTTAGGCCACGTCGGAACGTACCTATTTGAAGGCACGTTATTGTCTACGAATCAGCCTCAACAGCAGGAGCCTCAGTCAGAGGATCAATCTGCGCCACAACTGGAGTCGGATCTGGCTCAGTCTGCTTTGCAGGGGGGTTCATCGCCATCTGAATCGACAGAGCCTTCACAGACTCAACCCGATTCGTCCAACCATGACCAAACGCCTCAAATGTTGGCAAACTTTCTAAAAAACGCATACGAGTGTCGCAAACTTTTATGGCGATTTCTTCCGGGACTTGCGCATTAATTTCTGAGAGGGTGTGGGGGCCGATTTGACCATCAGCCTCTACACCTACAGCCTGCTGTAAGAACTTTGCAGCACGTCCAACTCCTGAATTTACGGCAACATCAAATACAGCATAATCAACGCCAGAAGGAAGGCTGTCACCATCGACAGAATCCCAATAGTTTTTTCTGTAAAGAGGTTTGACATCTTCAAGAGTAAGAGAGCGCATAGCTTCTTCATCGACTTCATGCCCCACATAAGCTTCCCACACTTTTTTGGTCACACCATGATTGGTCATGCCGCCGGGATCGCGGGGGTCATTTACAAACCCACCTTCAGACTTCATGACTTGTTCAAAAGCTGAATCAAAATTCTCTTTCATGTTATTTCCCATTCAATGCTTGATGAATCGTATTGTCTTTACGTTGTGAACCAGCCGATGATCCAAAGTAAAAGGACATCACGCCAGTCCACGCTGTTCCAAGGGCTCCCAGCATCATTAGGAGAGCCTCTGAGCCCGATGTCGGCAATCCATAACGTATGATATAGAAAAGGATGCCAAAGAAGCCCACAGTCACGCAAATTGACAAGGCACGAGGTATCCAATCATGCACCTGAATCTGCATTTGACGGGCGCTGTCACGATCCTGAACGGCTAATTGCTCAAGATCAATGTCCAGAGACTTCATCTGGACCTTAAAATCAGCATCTATTTTCTTAAGCGCAGTAATTTGGTCAGGCGTTGCATTAGCAAGAGCAGCGTTAATGTCATCTTCAGAGCCATCACCATGCCCAAGCAATGCGCTAGAAATAGCTTTAACCGCCATGCCCGCCAAAGGCCCACCAAGCGCTGTTGCAATCGTAGGAGCAACCGCCCCAACCAAATCTCCAAATTTTCCAAGATTCATAACCTTCCCCTAACGATAAGTGAGTGCGTAATATACCATGTAAACAGTCATTGATATAGCAATCAGGCTCACACCGATCACAGTTGCTAAGAATTGATCTTCAGCCTTACGTTGCGCTGCTGCAATCGCTTCCGCCTTCAGACGTTTACGAGTGTCAATAATTTGACGTTGCAGTTTTTCCCATTCATTCACGCCATGCTCGGCAATAACCTGATTTTTATATGCGGTGAAGATTTCTTCAGCTTCCTTCTTAGCCTGAAAAGCTTTGAGAGCTATTTCTTCCGCAGATCCATGTGATCCAAAGCCCTTGGGAGGCTCTACAGTCAATTTTGTAAGATCAGCCACGCCTTGCATGATGTCAGACAACTGCTTTGCAGTGTCCATGATGTCACGACCAAGCGCGATGGATTGTTTAATGCCTTCGTTGGCAGCTTTAATCGAAGCTAATATTGTTAGCGGGTCCATAGTAATGCCTCATGCTATGTCCCCTACTTATCTACTTTATTGTCAAGCTTATCAAAAATTTTGGCGACGTAGGACTCTATACGTTCCATAGTTTTATTATATTCTTCCTTCTGGACATATTTAGTCGGAAGATCCACCTCTATCTGGTGGACATCTTGTCTCATTTCCCCAACGGCATCCCAGAGTTCTCGCGCAAACCAACCTATGACTGTCAGCACTGCGCTAAGGCCAATGTTAATAAGCGTTTGTGAATCTATCATTACCTGCAACCCCACCGCCGACGTGCTGCTTTACCGCGTTCCCCTTTCCACGACTTAGACCGAGCACAAAATGATTTATGCCGAGGATTCTTAGCGTCTTTCGTTGGTGCTTTAAGCTTCGATCCTGTGGCCCTGTTGTACTTCTTGCGGCCCTTCTCTGTCAGACCGCCACCAGCCTTCACAGAAAGCTTTTCACCACGTCCTACTGAGAGAGAAGGTCCAGACATTAATAACCTACCGATGTACCGTCATTAGCAATTAGAACGCCACCAATGTTAATGCTTACAACAGCTGCTGTAGCGGCACTTGAAGCAATTTGGAAGCGAATATCTGTGCCTGCTGGATAAGCAAATGGATAATGGCGCTGAACTTCATAAGTGGTGTTAAAAGGAGTCTGAACAACTAACTTTTGAACGCCAGAAGATGAGTTTGTGATGGCACGATATGTCGTGTAATTCGCGCTATTGCCATTAAATGATGAATAAGCGCCATAACGCCATCCATAGAATGTGTACCCAGTTGGAACAGTGAACACAGCCGCCTGAGATTGACCAAGGCTGCTTGTCGTCCCATTAAAAACACCAGTATTGATCTGTGAATAGACAACACCGCCATTTGAAAGGCTTACAACGCCCGCTGGGTTGGTCACGCTTCCTGTTGCAACAAACATGGAGTTAATACGAAAGTATTGATTCACAGTTGCAACATTGGTTGTGCCATTAAGCGTCAAATTCTCTGAAATGACGTTATAATTGGCATCCAAACCCACAATGGTTATTGTCGCTGTATCGCTCGACCCAGTGCTAACTAATTGCATAGTTAATGCTGAACTTGGGAATACATACTCAGTCGTAGACATATTTTCCCATACAGTGCGGAAAACATTGGCGGTTGCTGGAGTAGATCCATAACCAAAAATGTTTTGAGGCGCATGATAGGGAATTTGCCCACGGGACACCTGAAGCTCAAAGGGCTCATAGCGACCATGCTGAGACATTGAAAAGGTAGACTGAGCCATTAGTACACCTTTTTGTCAGGCTTAGTTGTCGGGCTGTTTTTATAATCACCAGACTTTCCAGAATAATCCCACACAGCCGTAAACCCGCCACGAGGCGCTTTACCAGACGTAAATGTGTTTTGACCATGACCCATCGTGTTTTTGATGGTCTGGGGCTTTACTGCGACAGCAGGCCAAGCTTTATCAGTCTTGGTCTTGTTGGTTACTTTGTCCTTCATGGCTCTTTCTCTCCTTAAGCACAGACGGGATATAAACCAGAACGGCAAACCCGCCGGCAACGGCGATGCGCTCCTGACTTGGATTGTACATCACCCAACACGCTAGGCCAAATACCATCCACAGACTGCAAATGGTCAGAATCCGAGCCGACAGCACGGTGAAGGCCGTGCGCACGATAAGCAAAACAGTAGCATCCACGATTAGTCCCCATAGTTCGTGTAGAGCGTCTATTTAGCATCATCTTCGTCCAAGAATCCAGAGCCCCAATTGTCATCATTGATTTTAAGCTTGATTTTTTCCAAATTTATCGCTCTGTCCAATATCTTAAGCTTAAGC